GGACACGGAGGAGTACCGTGAGATTTTTCCTCAAACCATGGTGGCAGACGACCAGAAAGCTGCTGGTAAGTGGTCCACAAGCTCCGGCGGTCAGTATTACGCGGCTGGTGTTGGCGGCGCTCTTGCTGGCCGTGGTGCTGACCTGTTCGTAATTGACGATCCGCACTCTGAACAGGACGTAAAGACCAACAGCCGACTGGCTTTTGACACCGCGTGGTCGTGGTTCCAGACGGGCCCGCTCCAGCGCTTGATGCCCGGGGGTGCGATCATCGTGATCATGACGAGATGGTCCCTTTTGGACCTGACCGGGCGCTTGATCACGTACCAGACCAAGAATCCCGAGGCCGAGCCATGGGAGATCGTCGAGCTTCCGGCCATTTTGAACCAAGACACCGAGCACGAGAAGTCGCTGTGGCCCGAGCAGTGGCCGCTGGCCACCCTCAAGTCGACAAAAGCCGCGCTGGACCCCAAGTATTGGAACGCCCAGTACATGCAGCAGCCCACGGCCGAGACAAGTGCGATCGTGAGCAGGAAACACTGGCGGATTTGGCAGGGAGACGACCCACCGCGCTGCGAATACGTCATCCAGAGCTGGGACACGGCCTTTGAGACCAAGAACAACTCCGACTACTCGGCTTGCACGACGTGGGGCGTGTTCTACAACGAGGAAGAGAACAACAGCCCGCAGGTGATCCTGCTGGACGCGTTCAAGGACCGCATGGCGTTCCCGGAACTCAAGGAAATTGCGCTCAAGCACTGGAAAGAGTGGAAGCCAGACGCGTTCATCGTGGAAAAGAAAGCGGCCGGAGCGCCGCTGATCCAAGAGCTGCGGGCCACAGGCATCCCGGTCCAAGAGTTCAGCCCCAGCCGGGGCAACGACAAGATGGTGCGTCTGAACGCGGTTGCGGATTTGTTCAGTTCGGGTAAAGTCTGGGCACCCGACACGCGCTGGGCGCGTGAAGTGATCGAGGAAGTCGCGACTTTTCCTGTCGGAGAACACGATGACTACGTGGACACCACCACACAGGCATTGCTGCGTTACAGGCAAGGCGGCTTCATCAGCTTGGACTCCGATGAGCAGGACGAGCGCTTTTATCAACGCCGCAGGGCAGCGTATTACTGAAAGATTGACACATGGCCACCAACATTGACAAAGCGCTTTTCCAGCAGCCCATGGGCATCGAAGACCTTGCGCGTGAGGAAGACCCCATCGAGATTGAGATCGTCGACCCCGAAGAAGTGAAGATCGACCTCGGTGACATGGAGATCGAGATCGAGAAAGACGAGGCCAGCGTCGACGACTTTGACGCCAACTTGGCCGAGTTCCTTGACGAAGGCGAGATTTCTTCGCTGGCCAGCCAGCTGTCGGCCGACATCGACAACGACAAGAACGCCCGCAAGGACTGGGAGAAAGCCTACGTCACCGGGCTGAAACTACTGGGCCTGCAGATCGAGGAGCGCACAGAGCCTTGGGATGGCGCGTCTGGCGTGTTCCACCCCATGATCACAGAAGCTGTGGTGCGCTTCCAAAGTGAGACCATCACAGAGACGTTCCCGGCCAGTGGGCCCGTGCGCACCAAGATTCGCGGCAAGCAGACGCCCGAGAAGCAAGAAGCGGCTGCCCGGGTTGAGGCGGACATGAACTACCAGCTCACCGACGAGATGGTGGAGTTCCGGCCGGAGCACGAGCGCATGCTGTGGAGCCTCCCGGCCACGGGCTCGGCGTTCAAGAAGGTGTACTTTGATCCTAATCAGGGTCGTCAGGTGTCGATCTTCATCCCGGCCGAGGACATCGTGCTGCCCTACGGCACGTCCAACATCCAGACCTGCTACCGCGTGACGCACGTCATGCGCAAGACCGAGAACGAGATCAAGAAGCTCCAGCAGGCGGGCTTCTACCGCGACGTGGACATTGGCCAGCCGGACAAGGCGATCGACGAGATCAACAAGGCCAAGGACAAAGAGACCGGGTTTGCCGACATCAACGACGACCGGTTCACGCTGCTTGAGAGCCACGTCGACCTGTACATCAAGGGCGACCCGCTGTCTGACGAAGACGACATCATGCTGCCCTACGTGTTCACGTTCATCAAGGGCACGAACACGGTGCTGTCCATCCGCCGCAACTGGAAAGAAGACGACGACCTGCACTTGAAGCGCCAGCACTTTGTGCACTACCAGTACATCCCCGGCTTCGGTGCGTATGGCTTTGGTCTGTTCCACCTGATCGGTGGCTTCGCCAACTCGGCCACCAGCTTGATGCGTCAGCTGATCGACGCCGGTACGCTGAGCAACCTGCCCGGTGGTCTCAAAACCCGAGGTCTGCGGATCAAGGGTGACGACACGCCGATCGCCCCGGGCGAGTTCCGGGATGCGGACGTTGGCGCGGGTACGCTGCGCGACAACATCTTGCCGCTGCCTTACAAAGAGCCAAGCGCCACGCTGTACAACCTCCTGAACACGGTCGTCGAAGAGGGCCGCAGGTTTGCCGCCACGGCAGACATGAAGGTGTCGGACATGTCCGCACAGGCACCCGTGGGCACAACGCTGGCTCTCCTTGAGCGCCAGTTGAAAGTCCTGACGGCCGTGCAAGCGCGTGTGCACTACGCACTCAAGGAAGAGCTCAAGCTGATCCGCGACATCATCCGGGACTACTCCGAGGAAGACTACGAGTACGAGCCAGACCGTGGCAGCCCACGGGCCAAGAAGTCGGACTATGACGACGTGGACGTCATCCCTGTCAGCGATCCGAACGCCGCAACGCTGAGCCAGCGCGTGGTGCAGTACCAAGCCGTGATCCAGCTGTCACAGACCGCGCCAGACATTTACGACCTGCCCAAGCTGCACCGGGGCATGCTGGAGGTTCTGGGTGTCAAGGACGCGGACAAGCTGGTGCCGCTGCCAGAAGACATGAAGCCCAAGGACCCTGTGTCGGAGAACCAGAACCTGCTCAAGGGCGAGCCAGCCAAGGCGTTCCTGTACCAAGACCACCAGTCCCACATTCAGGTGCACATGTCGATGCTGCAGGACCCGTCGATCGCACAGTTGATCGGCCAGTCGCCCAACGCACCCAAGATTCAAGCAGCGCTCATGGCCCACGTGGTCGAGCACGTTGGGTTCTCATACCGCCAGCAGATCGAGCAGCAGTTGGGCGCGGCGTTGCCGCCTGAAGATTCGGACCTGCCACCGCAAGTCGAGGAAGCGCTGTCGTCCATGATGGCACGCGCTGCCCAGCAGGTGTTGATGCAGAACCAAGCTCAGGCCCAGCAAGCGCAGGCCCAGCAACAGGCACAAGACCCGATCGTGCAGATGCAGCAGCAAGAGTTGCAGATCAAGCAGCAGGAGCTGCAGATCAAGCAGGCCGAGGTTCAGGGCCGGTTGCAGTTGGCACAAGCCGAGCTGCAGTTCAAATCGCAGCAAGCACAGCAAGCGCATCAACTTAACGCAACCAAGCTCTCAATTGACGGAACTTACAAGTCCGACCAGCTCGAATTGCAGCAAGCACAGTTGCAAGCTCGCATGGAGCTGGACGCTATGCGCGTCGGTGCGCAGGTCGAGAAGGACAAGGCCACCCTCATGGCCGACCAAGAACGAGAAGGCGTCCGCATGGGCGTCGAGATCGCCAAAGCGCGTCAACAGGCGCAGACTCCCAGAAAACCCACCAACGAAAGGTAAGACCAACACATGATCCAAGAATTCGCACGCGTATTGCGCGAAAAAATACGTACGGACATGAACAACTACGCAGACGACCTCGCAGGAGGTTGCTGCACCGATTTCTCTCAATACCAAAAACTCTGCGGCATCATTCAAGGTCTGGCCGTCGCAGAGCGCTATCTAATCGACCTTGCGGAAAAAGTGGAGAAATCAGATGAGTGATGTTGGACTTATTTTGCCCCCGGGCATCAGCTTGCCAGAGCGCATCCAGCCAAAGGATACGCAGGACGAAGCAGCGTCTACCGAGCAGAAGGCACGATCCCTTCCCATGCCCACGGGCTGGAAGATTTTGTGTGTTGTGCCGGACGTGGCGGACACTTTCGAGAACAGCTCGATCGTGAAAGCCGGAGCCTTCATGAAGCAAGAGGAACACGCCACAACCGTGTTGTTCGTGCTGAAAGTCGGCCCCGATGCGTACAAAGACACCGCCAAGTTCCCTACTGGCGCATGGTGCAAAGAGGGCGATTTCGTGCTTGTGCGGACCTACTCAGGGACCCGTTTCAAGATTTTCGGCAAAGAATTCCGACTGATCAACGACGATCAGGTGGACGCCGTGGTGGAAGACCCGCGTGGATTGACACGCGCATAAGGAGTGAGAAATGGCAGGATACAAATTCCCTGACGAAGACGACAACACGTCTATAAAACAAGGCAGCGAAACGGAGGTCAAGGTCTCTGTGGACAACGACGACGAGGTCGAAGTTGAAGTCATTGACGACACCCCCGCGCAAGACCGTGGCCGCAAGCCGCTGGACCGCGAAGTGGCGGACCCCACAGAAGACGAGATCGAGAACTACTCCGATGGCGTCAAGAAGCGCATCAAAGAGCTGACGCACGCACGGCACGACGAGCGCCGGGCCAAAGAGTCGCTGCTGCGCGAGAAGCAAGAGCTCGAACGCATTGCGCAGGCCATGGTTGCCGAGAACCGTCAGCTCAAGCAGTTCGTCAACAACGGCTCCACTCAGTACGCCGCATCCGTGCGACACATTGCTGAGACCGAGATGGACGCGGCCAAGCGCAAGCTCAAGGAAGCCACTGAAGCGTTTGACACGGACGGTGTGGTTGCTGCGCAAGAAGCCATGATGGAAGCGCGTTTGCGACTGGAGGCTGCAAGAAATTTCAACCCAGCCCCTTTACAGGTTGATGCAGATGTTGTACAACCTCAACAAAACCAAGTAGCTCAACCTTCCGTCGACGACAAGACACTGCGCTGGCAGGCAAAAAACCAGTGGTTCGGGGCAGACGGCTACGAGGAAATGACCAGCTTCGCACTAGGGCTGCATCAAAAACTGGTGAACTCGGGGGTAGACCCTCGCTCTGACGATTACTTCGAGAAAATTGATTCTCGCATGAAGTCCGTGTTCCGTGAGTTTTACGGAGCTGAGGACAAGCCGAAATCCGGCGATGGCTCCAGTAAACGGCCTACGACGGTTGTGGCTCCGGCGACTCGTTCGACGGGTGCCCGAAAGGTGCAACTGACCGAAACCCAGATCGCTCTGGCTCGGAAATTTGGACTGACCCCGCAGCAATACGCTGCTCAAGTAGCAAAACTGGAGAAATCAAATGGCTGAAACAATCAACCGGAACCCTCGTGACGTTGCGTCACGCGAAAAATCTGCTCGTGCTGTATACGTACCGCCGAGCTCACTGCCTGATCCGACACCCGAACCCGGGTACGTGTACCGCTGGATTGCGACACACGTGCTTGGCGAGCAACAAGTGACCAACGTGTCCACGAAGATGCGCGAAGGTTGGGAGCCGGTGAAAGCAGTGGACCATCCGGAACTCATGCTCCAAGGCAATGAAAAGACCGGCAACGTCGAGATCGGCGGCCTCATGCTCTGCAAGATGCCCCGTGAAATGGCGATCGCCCGGGATGAGTACTATGCTAAACAAGCACGAGCCCAGATGGATTCTGTGGATAACACATTCATGCGAAACAACGATCCCCGCATGCCGCTGTTTGCCGAACGCAAGTCGTCAACCAGCCGTGGGGGTTTTGGTTCAGGTTCAAAGTAACAAGGAGTCCTTAAATGGCATCTACTGCTTCTCCCTACGGCCTGCGTGCCGTAAACGAGCTGGGCGGTCTTCCTTATGCCGGAAGCACCCGCACATTCTTGATCAACCCCGCAGGTTACGCTGCTAACATCTTTAACGGTTCTATCGTTCGAGTTGCTACCACCGGATACCTTGAGTTGGTCACCACCAACGGCGACGACAGCACGCCCTTCCCCGCTGGCACCATCGGTGTCTTCGTGGGTTGTTCGTATGTCAACGCTCAAGGCCAGCAAATCTGGTCTCAGTATTACCCCTCCGGCACAACCGGCGTGGTGACTGCTCAGGTGATTGACGACGACCGTACCGTGTTCCAAGTGCAGGCTGACGACTCCGTCGCTCAAGCCGGTTTGGGCGCTAACGTGTACTTGGCCAACGTGCAGAGCACCAGCACTGGTTCCACCCAGACTGGCAACTCGAACGTGGCTGTGGACGCGTCCACCATCGCAACAACTTCTGGCTTTGCTTTCCGAATTGTTGGTTTCGCTTCGGGCCCCGGTGATGCTTACACCGACCTGTTGGTGAAGTTCAACCCCGGTTCGCATTCCTACAGCAACGCCACTGGCATCTAAGGAGTAAATCACCATGGCAATTTCACGTTCCCAACTCCTGAAAGAGCTGCTCCCCGGTTTGAACGCTTTGTTCGGCATGGAGTACGCACGTTACGGCGAAGAGCACAAGGAAATCTACGACACCGAGAAATCGGAGCGTAGCTTTGAAGAAGAAACCAAGCTGTCCGGCTTTGGTGCTGCTCCCGTCAAGAACGAAGGTGCTGCAATCGCTTATGACAACGCACAGGAAGCCTTCACCGCACGCTACACCCACGAGACCATCGCTCAGGGTTTCTCGATCACCGAGGAAGCTGTGGAAGACAACTTGTACGAC